TGCCACTGACTTTCCTAGTAGCTCTAACGCTCTTACTCTAGTTGCATCACTGTCGCTGTCCTTGCTCTCTTTGTAGAGGCTTTCAATAACGTAGTTCCTTGTTCGTAGGCTAGACGCTATTAATCCACTCTCTTTACGCTCTAAAGCCCTCTGTATGCTTAGTGATATCTTAGGGCTAGCAACTAACTTGCTCGCCTCTACTTCGCACCATTTAGGTATCTTGCCTTGCTTGGTTAGCTGAACATCGTAGACATGAGCATAAGCCTCCTTGTAACTTCCTAACTTGCCCTTCACTATCTCTCGGACAAATGCCCTTTGCTTTATAGTGAGGTCGGGTTCTTTGGCGACTAATTTCAGGTCGGGTTTTTTCTTATCGGTCATGCTATCTATTATTAACTAATAACCTGTTTAATGTAATGCTCACAATCTGCTAGCTATTTTGTTGTGTTAGATGGTGTGCTGTGGTTTAATACAAATACCAGTATTTTTATTTCTACTGGTTGCGGATGAGCCAATAACTAAACTCCTCCAATACGTTGTCCTAGAAGTAAGCTTGGATGTCGATGCGTAAGCAAGCACCAGGCTAAATCCACAACGCTAAATAAAGTGGCTAGTAGAGTAGAGAGGCTTTAGCCTTGTTGGTGACAGCAACAAGAGGACAAGACCAAGACTATCGAAAGCTCTTAGGGAATTTGCGTGCGTGCAGTTTGCTAGTATTTATATTAGTGGGTTGTTCTGATTGAAGAATAAAAGAACGCTCAATTTGAAACTAAGAGGACTCCCTCCAGAGTCCACGAATTAACGTGTATGAAGAGCATCCTTTCTTGGGTGCAGAAACTCAAAACAATTGGAGGATTTATTATGAGTGCATTTTTAGTAAATGAAAAACATATCGCTGAACTGGTGAAGGGTTATTTTAAACATGAGTTATACAATAGTATAACTTGGGTTAATCCCTCAACTGGTGAAGAGATAGACATAGCCAAAAGAAAATTTGAAAGTGAGCCTTTAGCGGTTGCCTTCTTTTTAGCTTGGGCGAATGTCGAAAGCCTAAAAGCAAGATATGGTGAGAAGTCAGTGATGACAGATTTTAGTGTTAGCGATTACTGCGCTAGTGTTGTGCAAGCAACGCGAAACAATAACAACGCTGATCTGAGTCTGGCTGAACTGATTAAGATGTGCGACTGTCTTAATTATCAATCTTGTGAAGTAGAGGGCTATAACAATTCTGACCAGTATCACATACTGAAAAGAATCAAAGATTCCTTTGTCTATAAGTTAGTAGATCAATCTCTCAATCAAGATGATGTGCAATGGGAATATGTCGCTTAACCAACTGAAGAGCCTATGAGATTTAGGCGAAACTAGAACATCTTAAAAGGATGTTGGATATTACAATTCAATCCAATTTCGTTGAGATTGTTGAAGGGTGTTCTAGTCTTGGTGCTAGCAATTCTGCTAGCGATCTAACTTGAACATATTTCGGAGGAAAATTATGAAACCAAGTAAAGCATTACAGATTATTAAATCTGTACTAAAAGGTGGCAACGCTCCTTTTTTGTTAGGTGGAACTGGTATCGGTAAGTCAGCGATTATTCGTGAACTTGCAGATATTCTAGCTGATGGAAGAGAGATAGTTATAGACACAATTAGACCAACTAAAAAGCAATATGGATTTATTGATTTTAGGTTGTCTTTATATGAGTCTGTTGATCTCGGAGGGTTGCCATATATTGATGATGAAGGCGGACAGAAAAGAGCCTTTTTAGGCAACTTACCAATAGAGGGTGAGGGTCTATTGTTCTTTGATGAATACGCACAAGCGCATCCATCTGTGCAAGCAGTAGTAGGTCAATTGATCTATGAGAAACGATTAGGCGAGTACGCTATGCCTAAGGGTTGGAAAATCTGCTGTGCTGGAAACAGGTCAACGGATAGGGCGGGGTCTAACAAACTTCCCTCTCATGTTATCGGTAGGACTTCCTTGATTAACTTCGAGCATGACACTAACGATTGGCTAGCGTGGGCGGTTAAAAATGACGTTCAGACAGATATTTTGGGATTTATCCAGTATCAGCCTGAGTGGTTAAATGTGTTTGACCCTAAGGTTATGACACCACAGCCTTCGCCTCGATCTTGGACTCGACTCAGCGACACATTGAAAACTATTCCGCCTAAGGAACTGTGGCAAATGATAGCTGAATCGGATATTGGCGAGACTGGTGCAATTGAATTTTGTTCTTTTGTATCTCTCAAAGATGATGTTCCTAACCTTGACGATATTGTTAATGGTGAAGAGGTTGAGGTTGTCGATAATATCGGTCTAATGTATGCGACTGTTGTTGCGCTTGCTACTGTTCTCAAAGAGGCAGATAGCAAAGTAATCGGAGGCTACTTCGATAACGCACTCGCCTATGTAAAGAAATTCCCTACTCCTGAGTATGCGATTTTCTTTGTAAGGTCGATCATCAATATTAGGTCTGAACTAATCGAAACCTCTACTTATTCTGAATTTAAAGTAGAGCATCAAGATTTGGAGGTCTAAGAAAACCTGAAGTTTGGGGGGTTAGAGAATAATATTATTTACTAGTATATATTCTCTGCCCTTCAAGCCTTCTCGCTGTATAGGAATGTGTATTCCTACTGAGGATAACGAAAGTTTGAAACAGCAACTTTATCTAATCTAATTGGAGGATTATTATGGATAAAAAAATAACCAATACTCTATCTGAGAACGCGACTTTGGTTCGCCTTACAGCGAAACATCCTAGCGGTCTTAAAGTAGATAGAGATTTGCGTAGCGGTCTAGCGGATGATAACGATGTTGTCGATGCAAGACTGTTGCACGTTTCTAAACATATATTTGGTATGGATGTGAATAAGTATTTTAGGCGCATTCTTAACCAGTTTAGAAACAACTACTACTATCCTTTAACTGTTGCATGGTCGGACAACTCTACGGACGATGACGGACATACAGTTAGCGGTTGGCGATTATGCCCTAATAGCAATATCGAGAAATTACAGGTTGAGGTTGATAATGCAAAACTTGATTACTTTAAAGAAGTCAAAAGTTTTATCAAAAACTATCCTGAAATGGTCGGTGGTGCTAAAAGGAACTTAGGAGCTACATTTAAAACTAGTGACTATCCATCTGTAGAAGAGGTTGAAAGTAAGTTTAAGTTTGATTTTGAACTTTCATTGATTCCTCAATTTGGAGATGACATTAGGTTAAATGTTTCTGAGAAACTTCGCAAAAGGATAGAAACCGATGCGGTGAGTAGAGCCAATAACAATATAAAGAGTATCTTTATTACTACTGTTGAGGCTTTAGTTGAACAGGTAGATCATGTTTCAACTAAGTTAGACGAGTACGACCCTAAAGATAAAGGTAAGTCATTCTTCAACAAGTCTAGTTTCGATAAACTTAGACAAGCTGTTGATATGCTCCCTTCGATAAACTCTGACATATTGGGAAACAACTCTACTGTTCGCAACGCCCATCAAAAACTTGTTTCTGTTTTTGCTACGATCAATTCAATTGAAACCCTTAGGGATGATACTGAAATTGGCGAAACAAAACGTAAGCAAGTAGCTGATGATCTTAAGGGTGCTGTTGGTGGACTTAAAGGAGGCTTTTTAGATAAAGCTTTTGGAGGGTCTAAAAATGATTAACCAAAAAGCACACGATAGATTAATTAAGTCACGATCTAAACTTATGAAAGGTCATGTTGGTATGGCATCTATGCTATTACATCTTGATCTGATTGAGGTTTCTTCTAGTCAATGCGGAACAATGGCTACGGACGGAAAAAGGATTATTTATAATCCCGATTTCGTCCTAGAGATTGAAGAGGATGAACTAAGGTCTGTCTTAATACATGAGGCTTTGCACGTTGTCTACGAGCATCCGCTAAGAAGAGGCAAAAGACATCCTAAGGTTTGGAATATATCTTGCGATTATGCAATCAATGGATTACTTATTTATGATCTTGGGATGGAATTGCCCGAAGGCGGTTTGTGGTCAAGAGAATATCAAGGTAAATCTAGTGAGGCTATTTACTCGGAACTTATGAAGAGTGAAGAGTCTTTGCAAGAGGCTATTGATTCTATGGGCGAAGGCAATGAAGGAAACTCTGAAACTGAAGGCGGTCAAGATGAACAATCAAATACTGGCAAATATTTTGCTCCTAGTGATGTAAAAACTGGTGAGCAAGTAGGCGAGATTGATTTGGATTCTATCCCAATGCCAACTGGCGAAGTTTGGGATGCTCAAGATGAAGGTAAACCCTTATCTGATTCTGCGATCACCGAACTCAAAGGTGAAATTCAAAGAGCAGTTTCATTAGCTGACAAACTTGAAAAAGCAATGGGTACTGAGGGAACTTCCTCAATGAGCAATAGAATAGATCAGTTAAAGGACGTTAAGGTAAATTGGAAAGATGAACTTAACGACTTTTTACAATCTAGTGTTGCCAATGAGAACTCTTGGGCTAGGCTTAATAGAAGGCACTCTTGGCGAGGCATCAATCTACCAAGTAAAGCAAAATCTCCGCAAGGAGGCGAGTTAGCGGTAGCGATTGATACAAGTGGTTCGGTTTCACAATACGAACTCAATATGTTTGCGACTGAGATACAGGCAATGGCAGAGGACTGTGGTTTGGAAAAAATCCGAGTCTGC